TGATGTCTGTACAGATTTGGTGAACAAGTTTTATTCTGCGCTTGGCTACAAGACCTGTGGGTTTGTGGCTCACAAGGAGATCTAAATGTGTGGTGGCTGGGTTGGTGAAAACATTATGGATCCGATCAATGATGTCGTCGATGTGGTAGTAGACGATATTGCTGGTTTTGATCCTGGTGGTGGTGGCATCTATGATGTTGCCCGTGATGTTCTTGGTGACACTATCGCTGACGACATCTTAGGGTTTGACCCTGGCGGTGGCGGTATTGTGCCGTACACCAACGCCGCTGCTGAAGCGGTTGTTAAGTACTACATGATGCAAGGCTTAACAGAGGGGTTTGACCAGTTATCAAATCTTGCAAATACCAAGGATGCCGCCGCCCTGATGGAGGCCGCAGATGCTGCAACAGTAGCACAAGACGCTGCGAATCTTGCCGGTGTATCTAAAGATGTGGCAATGATCCAGCAGAACCTTATTGCTGCTGGCGTAGACCCAATTATTGCTGCTGAGGCTGCCAATCAAGCAGTTATGGGGGCTAGTGCTGCTGATATTGCTGGTAGTCTTGCGACCTCCTTCCCGTATGACAAGATATACACGAGTGGAGGTCTAACTGCTGGTGGAGCCACAATGGATCCATTCGCTAAAGAGGTGGGTGGGAATGTCACATCCGCATCCGGTGCTGATTACTCTGTAAACCCAGGCAAGGTTGTTGAGGCAGCATTAAAGGCTAACTCCTTGCTTAACCCAACCCCTTCTGGAATCCCACAACAGTCTATTGCTGGTCGTGCTGGCGGTGCGGTTGACTACTCTGGGCTTCTAAACCTTTTGACTGAAAACAGAGCTGCTCGTCAGCGTCTATCTTTGGTATAGGACTTATATGGCAAACGAAATTCTTATGAGTCTGCTCTCACCCGAGCAGCGTTCACAGGCCCAAGAAGATGCTTTTAGGCAAGGTCTGTTAGGACTTAGCCAGGGGTTGATCCGTGCTGCTATTCCTCAAGGTGGCCGTAGAACCTCGACGCTAGAGGCTCTGGCTTTGGCTGCTCCTGGTGCTGTGCAGTCTTATCGTGGCTCGTTTGACCAGACGCTTAAAGACCTGCTTACAAATATGCAGGTCAAGGACATGATGGCAAAGCGTGAGCGTGAGGCTAATCTACAAAAGGCTATTCAAGGTGCTATTACACCATCTCTGACAATGCCTGATTACCAAAGAGCGCAGTCGAACATTGATCCAATGGCTCTTGAGTCTGGTATGAGCGATGTGGATGTTGCTCGACAGGCTACACCTACAGGCCCAGCAACCATTGACCGTAACCGTGCATTGGCTGCTCTTGCTCAATATGGTGGCATGGAAGGTCTTGGAACTTATCTAACAGCCACAAAAACCCCAGAATTGCCAGGAATGGTTGGAGAGTTTGCCGCAGCAAGATCCGCTGGACTAATTCCAGCTAGTACAACTCTTGAGCAATTTGCGGCTATGAAGAAGCCTCCTGGCGTTACTGTTAACACCGGAGAAAAAGCAAGCCCATTTGAGAAGAAGGCACAAGAGGCTCAAGCCACTGTGTTTTCTGATATTCAAAAGTCTGGCATTGAGGCACAAAGATCATCGAGAGACGTGCAAAGACTTGGAAACATTCTTGACAAAGTTGGAACTGGCGGTGCTGCTGCATTTAAACAGGCCGCAGGAAACCTTGGCATTAAGACAGAAGGTCTTGATGAGATTCAGGCTGCTCAAGCAATTATTAACAAACTTGTTCCGCAGCAACGTCCTCCAGGTTCTGGAACTATGTCTGATGCTGACTTGGCCCTCTATAAAGAATCTCTGCCAAGAATCATCAACCAGCCTGGTGCGAACAAGCGAATCGTTGAGAGCATGAAACAAATTAACCAATACTTGGTTAAAGAGGGTGAGATTGCTTCTGCGGTTCTTGATGGTGAAATTAGCCCAGCGGAAGGTCGTAGGCGTTTGCGTGATCTTGGCAACCCAGTTCAAGACTTCTTTGAAAAGAACCCAACTGCATCTCCTGGGTCTCCAGTTGCACCAATGAACTCAGGTGACCAAAATCTTATTAACAAGTACCTGAAAGGCAACCGATAAGATGCCTACCTATGAAGAGGTAATGCAAGCGTTAAGAAACGCTGATGCTGCTGGTGATACTGAGGCTGCTACTCGACTTGCTCAAATTGCCAATAGTATGGTTCAACAAAGGCAGTTAAGCGCAGGCGATGTTGCTTCTGGTGCTATTAGGAATCTTCCAGGCTCCACCATTAATCTTGTTAGCAACCTTGTTACCGCAGTAACCAATCCTATCCAGACAGCCAAAACAGTTTTAGACCTTGGTGCTGGTGCGCTACAGGCGGTTCTACCGGAAAGGCTTGTCCAAGCCATTGGTGAAGACAAAGCCTCTCGTGAGGTTGCCAAACAGGTTGGTCAGTTTTATGTAGACCGATATGGGTCTGTTGAAGGTGCTAAAAAAGCCATTGCAGAAGATCCAGCCGGTGTTTTGGCTGACGCAGCAAGCATCTTTTATGGTGGAAGCGCAGCAATGAGGGCCGTTCCAGGCGCATCTAAGGTGGCCGCAACAACTCAGCGCATTGGAAGTTCTATTGACCCGTTGTCAGTTGTTGCTAGGGGCGTTACAGGCGTTTTGGCTCCTGTGGCTGGTATAACTACTGGCGCAGGCGGCGGAGCTATCAAACAGGCTTTTGAAGCCGGTAAAGCTGGTGGAGAGAGGGCTAGACAGTTCCGTGAAAACATCAGCGGGGTAGCAGACCCAGAGAATGTTCTGAACGCTGCAAAACAAAACCTAAACGTCCTGCGTGATATGAAGTCTCAGCAATACAGGTCTGGAATGGTCAATATCTCTAAAGACAAGTCTGTCCTGTCTTTTGATGGAATTGACAAAGCTCTTGCAGACGCAGAAAAAAGAACTAAGTTTAAGGGCCAGATTAAGGATGAGGCTGCGTTTGGTGAGGTTTCCAAGGCCAAAGAGATTGTGGCTAACTGGAAAACATTAGATCCTGCTGAGTATCACACTCCAGAGGGCATGGACGCTCTTAAGCAATCGGTTGGTTCTGTTCTTGAAAAACTCGACCCAAAGACAAACTCATATAACACCATCAATCAAGTATACGGAGCAATTAAGTCTGAGATTGTAAAGCAGGCTCCAGTTTACGCAAACGTAATGCGTGACTACACGCAGTCAATAGATCAGATCAAAGAGATAGAGAGGGCTTTGTCTCTCGGTAATAAAGCCTCTGCTGATACGGCTATGCGTAAACTTCAGTCACTTATGCGGGACAATGTCCAAACAAACTATGGCCAGAGAGTAAGGCTTGCTCAACAACTTGAACAGCAAGGTGGCCAGATGATGATGCCTGGTATCGCAGGACAGGCTCTACAGTCTGTTGTGCCAAGGGGTATGTCTCAGGTTACGGGTGGAGGTCTTACCGGTTATTTGGGCTTGACTGGTCAATTGCCTCAAGCCGCCGCTGCTGCCGCTTTGTCATCTCCTAGACTTATGGGAGAGGCTGCTTATGGCCTTGGTCTTGCGGCTCGTCCTGTAAGCATGGCTGGCCAACGTGCGCCTTTCATTTTGACCCCAGAGCTTTATAATCTTCTTATCCAATCTGGGGAAGCCCAGAACATCCAGGAGTAAATCGTGGCAAAGACAAAGATTTCAGAATACGACGCTTCGGCGGGTAATAATACCGATGTAAACAATGTCAACATTGCCGAGGGCTGTGCGCCTTCAGGTATCAATAACGCTATCCGTGAGGTCATGGCGGCTCTCAAACGCTTTGAGACCGGCTCTGACGGCGATTCCATGACTGTGGGCGGTAACTTTGTTGTGAGCGGCACTGCGACCCTCTCAACCACCACCACTGGCCCGATTAACGGAACCACGATCCCCAGCTCTAAGACTCTGTTGGTATCAACTGATATCGGGTCTACTGTCCAGGGATACGACGCTGATACCGCCAAGACGGACGTGGCTCAGACATTTACTATCTCTCAGCGTGGCACTGTTACGACTGACAACGATGGCTCGTTCTCGATGTCGGCTACGAATAACTTTAAATGCACGCCAACTGGTAACTTCACGCTGACCTTTACCAACATCACGGCTGGTCAGTCTGGCTTTATCCTGCTGGTGAACTCTGGTGGCTACACAGTCTCTGCCGCTGCTACAACTAAGGTTTCTACCACGGCTCTAGCAACTATCTCTGCCGCAGGGGTATTTTTGCTCAGTTATTTTTCCGATGGCACGAATGTGTATGTTGTCAACTCAGGAGCATTGGCTTAATGGCTATCCTACCTGTAGGGTTCGCCGTTGAAGCAGGCGGCTACCAGATTGAAAGAAGTCTGCGGTTCAACTCTGCGGATTCTGCTTATCTGAATCGTACTCCTAGCGGTGCAGGCACTAGCGCAACTATTTGGACTTTCTCTTGGTGGCAAAAAGGTGTTGCATTAACTGGCTCCACTCAAGTTGTGTTTGGTGCTGAGAGTGGTGGCGCAAGAGACATGATTCGATGGGATGGTAACGGAACTCTTGAGTTCTTTAAAGCAACATCTGCAATTAGGGTATTAACTCCAAAGTATCGTGACCCTAGTGCTTGGTACCACTTTGTAATAAATGTAAGCGGCACAACTGTTGGCGTATATGTCAATGGTGTTCAAGTAACTGCTTTTGCAACATCTAACAACCCATCTGGTAGTTGGTACATTGGACAGAACAACCTGCACCGCATTGGTCTTGATCCTACTGGCGGTGATGCCTTAAATGGCTACCTTGCAGAAGTTCACTTCATTGACGGCCAAGCCCTAACCCCCTCATCATTCGGTGAGACAGACTCCGACACCGGCGTATGGAAGCCTAAAGCCTACTCTGGCTCCTACGGTACTAACGGCTTCTACCTAGACTTTGGTGATAACTCCAGCACTACTGCATTGGGTTATGACGCTGCTGGTAGTAATGACTGGACACCTAATAACTTCAGCGTGACTGCTGGTGCTGGTAATGATTCTCTGGTGGATTCGCCTACTCGGTACGGCACAGACACCGGTGTTGGTGGTGAGGTGCGTGGGAATTACGCTACTTGGAATCCTCTGGTAAACGGTGATTCTTCTACAAATGGAAACCTTGATGTTACAAACGATACCGCTAGAAGTACGCAAGAACTTTTAAATTTTGATGTTTATTGGGAAATAACATCATCTGGCGGAACAACCACAGCAGGAACCGTCTCAGACACGGGAACAACTAATACAACCACAATTGCAAACGGAAAAACATACGGATTTCAATTAAGCACATCGGGTTCTTTGCAGTATAAAAACATAACTGATTCAGGGGCATGGACAAGTATCACAACCGGTTTGTCTGCAAAGCAGTTTATTTATGCAAGCACAGGGGCTGGTGTTACCGCTTCTCTTAATGCCGGACAAAGGGTATTTAGTTCCGCAGCCCCCTCTGGCTTTAAGGCATTGTGTACAACTAATCTGCCTACGCCGACTGTTGCGGAGGGCAAGGATTACTTTAATGCGGTGTTGTATACGGGTACAGGGTCAAGCAGAACAGTAACTGGTGTCGGTTTTCAACCAGACTGGCTTTGGATTAAATCAAGAAGCAATGCTTATAACAACAATGTCTGGGATGCGGTTCGTGGTGCTGGGCAGCGTTTAATTACAAACGCAACAGATGCAGAAGAAACGCAAACAGGGGATATGAGTGCTTTTGCTTCTGATGGGTTTACTGTTGGCTCAGGAAGTATAACTAATGGTAATGGCGCAACTTTTGTCGCATGGAACTGGAAAGCCAGCGGCGCAGGCAGCAGCAACACTGCTGGCACTATCAGCAGCACCGTCTCAGCCAATACCACTGCTGGGTTCTCGATTGTTACTTACACCGGCACAGGCTCTAACGCCACAGTTGGTCATGGTTTAGGTGTTGCACCGGCAATGATGATTTTTAAGAACAGGGGTTCGGTGTCCAATTGGCGTACTTATCACTCTGCTCTTGGCCCAACTAAAGCACTAACCTTAGACGGAACTGGCGCAGCGTCAACATTTAATTTTTGGCAAGACACTGCACCAACTTCTACTGTCTTTTATTTGAGTAGCCACGGCGATGCAAACGAAAGCGGCAAAAACATTGTTGGATATTGTTTTGCCCCCATCGCTGGTTATAGCGCATTCGGTAGTTACACCGGAAACGGGAGTAGTGATGGGCCGTATGTCCACTTGGGATTCCGGCCCCGCCTCATCATATGGAAAGGATCATCTTTCTCATCCAACTGGCGAATAGCAGATTCCGCAAGAAATACCTACAACGTGGCATTGGCAAATTTACAAGCAAACCTTGCAGATGCAGAGGGAGCAACCTCAAACACCGTTGATTTCTTGTCCAATGGATTTAAGGTTAGAGGAACGGGCGGTGACTTGAACACTTCCTCTGGAACCATAATTTATATGGCATTCGCTGAAAACCCCTTTAAATTTAGCCTTGCACGATAGGAGCAACAAATGGCTTTTGAACTAAACGGACAACCAATCTCAATCGACAGACCTTATACCTCTGCCGATGGCGTAACCTACCCTCATCTTCGTGACGCTGCTCTGCGTGCTGAACTAGGCGTGGTAGAGGTAGCCAACCCTGAGTCTTACGATCAGCGATTCTACTGGGGCGTGGGCAATCCTAAACTGCTCAACGACAGGGAAGAGTCTGACCAAGACGGCAACCCACTGTATGTCCAAGAGTACAACCCGCTGACCGAGACCATGCAGAACACCACCAAGCGGCTGGTAACTAAGGGTCTGAAGTCGCAGTGGACGGCACAGGTTAAGGCTACGGCAGGGTCACTGCTGGCTCAGACCGATTGGTACATCATCCGTTCAGCCGAACGCCAGGTGGCCGTGCCTGAGTCCGTTGCCGGATACCGAGCTGCGGTTGTGGCAGAAGCCGACCGCCTGGAAGCGGCCATCGCTGCCTGCGCCGACGTGCCTGCGCTGATCGCTGTCGTGAGTTCTCAAGACTGGCCGGAGGCATAAATGGCATATCACTCCTCTGAGACCGTTAAACACGTCGCTGACGGCCTCTCTGTTGTGACTGTACTCGGTACTCTGGCTGAAGTTCTACCAGCCGTTGCCGCCCTGTTTACGATCATCTGGACGGGATTTAGAATTTTCGAGACAAAGACCGTGCAAGGCTGGCTAGGGAAAGAGTAATGGATCCATTCATCGAGACCGTCAAAGGCGGTATAGGCGGTCTCAGTGAAGCCATATCGTTAGCAGACGACCTAGAGGGTGTAGCCAAACAGGTACAGGATCTAGGCAAGAAAGAACTAGCCGCTCGTCAGGAGTGGCGCAGGAAACAAATCCAAGTTCATGGCGACTACGCCTTTTTAAATGCCGTGGACGAATACAACCGAGTCCGTGAAGCCATAGACATGAAGGCCAAGGTAAAAGCCGAGGTCATCAATAAGTTCGGTAAAGATGCCTGGTCTAAGGTTGAGGAAATCGAGAAACGCCAGAAGGAAGAGTTCAGGAGACTCTATACCGAGGACGGCCACGACAGAAAGAAGATGTTTCAATTGAAACTTGCTTGCTTTTCTGCTGCGCTAATCATTGTTTTACTTATGTGGGCAAATGGTGTGATACGCCAGATGTCCGAGGCTTTCTACGGGGGTTAGTATGCTTAGTCTGATTTCTACACTTGGTGGCATTTTGGCTTCTGGCCTGCCTTCTCTTTTGGGGTTCTTCCAAGACAAGGCTGACAAGAAACAAGAATTAGAGCTTGCTCGTATGCAAAATGAGCGAGAGTTGGCTATGGCCGAAAGGGGCTATATTGCACAGCAGAAGGTTGAGGAGATCCGTACAGATCAAATCGCTATGCAGGCTGAAGCACAGATGCAAAATGCTGCTCTTGCTCACGATCAGAAGATAATGGAACGGGCCTCAACCTGGGTAGTAAACCTAAACGGAGTTGTTCGCCCTGCTGTCACATTTCTGTTTGTTTTTGAACTAATTGCCATCAATCTTGCCCTGACCTACTGGTTTATGACATCTGGTGAGGTTGAATCAGTAAAAGATATGCTTGATGCAAGCGAAGTCATATTCTCGTCAGATGAGATGGCTATGCTTGGTGGTATAGTTGGTTACTGGTTTGGATCAAGAGGGTGGAACAAAAAGTGATAGGTGTTTATGGGATCATACATATCCCATCAAGAAATGCTTATATAGGAAGCTCTGTTGACATTGACAGACGCTTCCGTGAGCATAAAAGAAGCCTAAAGAAAAGCTCTCATTACTGTTCATACTTGCAAAGAGCATGGAACAAGTATGGAGAACACCAGTTTGAATTTAAAATTCTTTTCGAGTCTGGTTCTGCGAAAGAATCCAGAGAAGTTGAGGAAGCCGCTTTAGATTGTTTTTTTGACTCTCTTTATAACTCCAAAAAAACGGCCATAGGTTTTGCGAGCGGAGACCAGCACCCAGCAAAAAAAGACAACTGGCATATGAAGTCCGTTAGGAAAAGACTTTCTGACGAAGAAAGAAAAGAGAAGTATGGGAAAGCAAGAGGTTTAAAAAGAGATCCAGCCAAGTATATTGATGGTGCTGCCAAAAGGCTTTCAAACCCTGATTTTACAAAAAAACTAAGCGAAGCCTGTAAAGGTAAACGCAAAGTTATTCAATGCCCACACTGTGGTCTGTTTGGTGGTGGTGGGAACATGAGAAGATACCATTTCGACAAGTGTAAGATAAATGAGACCAACCGGAGTATCTGAGGCTTGCCTAGCCGATATTAAGCACCATGAAGGAGTAAGGAACAAGCCTTACCGTGATGTCGTGGCTCTGTGGACGGTTGGTGTTGGGCATTTGATGTACCCCGAGCAGGCCGCTATGAATCAGGATGGCCGCAAGGCTTTTCAGATTAAGATTGAAGACTTTAGAGTTTGGAGCAATGAAGAAGTCAATCAATTACTCAAAGATGACCTCAGAAGGTTTGAACTGGGTGTTTTACGTCTTTGCCCTGGCCCTCTTACTCAAGGTCAAATGGACGGCCTTGTCAGCTTTGCCTTTAATGTCGGACTTGGAGCGTTACAGCGTAGCGGTCTTCGTGCTAAACACAATCGAGGTGATTACGAGGGTGCTGCCGACGAGTTTATGAAGTGGACTAAGGCTGGCGGGAAGGTCTTTTCTGGGCTTGTAAAGCGTCGAACTGCCGAGAGGAATCTCTACCTATCATGAAGATCACGTCAGCGTCTTGTAGAGCGATTTACGAGATGCTGGTACAGGTGCATCCATTTAACAAACTCAGGATGCCACCATCAATTGAGGTCACATTTAAGGTTAACGACGACCCCACCTGTTATGGCCAGTACGAGCCAGACCCTCACACCATCACTATGTCTAGGGCGAAACTTAGTCATTTAGATAACGTCATCAAGACGATGGCGCATGAGATGGTTCACCTCAAACTCTATCAAGCCAAGTCTAAATCTTGGAACACGCACGATCACAACTTTGACAAATATGCTGTGCTAATATCCGAGGAATTTGGATTTGACCCGAAAGAGTTTTAATGCCTTTCAAAGATCCAGAGGCAAAGAAAGCCTACCAAAGGGTTGCCTCTAAAAAACACTACGAAAAGAATAAGCAAGCCTATATAGCCAGAGCTGCGGTTGCTAAAGGCAATGTCTATACCATCTGGCGAACCTACAAGTCCACGCTCTCATGCGTCTGGTGTGGGGAGAATCGCCACCACACAATGCTCGACTTCCATCATGTCATTACTGAAGGCAAGAATGATGTAAACCGTCTTGTTGCCAATGGCCTTCTGAAACGAGCAATGGAAGAAATAAAGAAGTGCATCCCTCTGTGTGCCAATTGCCATCGTTACCTACACAACGACAAAGCCTTCGAGAACAAAGTTCTGGCTAAAGTCAAAGAGATGAAGATGTACGAGGGTGCGCTAAGAACGGTTGCGCCAGAGGTCGAGGACGAGTGACTTCAGTTGTCCAGTAACCTCCGGCCCGTTGTGCTTCTCAAACCCTAATAACCAAGCCTGCCTCTTCTTCTTGTCAGTCATCCCGACAAGATGTCTTGCTAAACCTCTGAGTTTGATTTCAGAGTCTTCCCTGCAATATCTAAGTACTGTTTGCCTGTCGGCGAAAAAGACACCTCTTGATACAAGTGTTTCTTGCCCTTCTTCACTTGAGCTACTTTCCCCTCCAAACAAAGTATCTTGATGTACTTGCAAGCGGTTCCCCTGTCTACTAGAAAGTGATGGGTGATCTCGTCAATTCCCACCGGCCTCTTGCGCTTCAGGTAGCCCTCTAACCTTTCTTTGTTCATTGAATTCCTTTACAAGCCGAACCATGTCTGGTGGAACCCACCGGTCTGGTTTCATGATTTTTCCGTTATCGTCCCGCCGAACTGTTCCGAGGACGGGATCAATCTTTTTGAGGTTCGTAGATGCTACAGCATCCCAACCGGCTTCTAAAGGCAAATCCATAGTTCTTGCAAGGCCAATCAGCACCCAGATGGAATCACAGATAGCGTCTAGCGCATCTGCTTTCGCCTGGGTCTCTTCTGCCTCTGTCTCGCTTGCGTTAAACGCAGCCATAGCCTCTTCAAGTTCACCAACCTCCTCACGCACTAGGTCGTGATAGAGGCTGATGAGCTTGTGCGATGGCTCGTGTCCACAGGCTTGCATAAAGATTTGGACATCGAGGATCATGTTATCTCCTAGAAGGGGACATCGCTGTCTTGTTGAGGCTTCTCACGGGGTTCCGAGAGGATAGCCCAGCCGTCCCAGTTAACAGGGATGGACTCCATTTTTAGTGACATACCACGGTCGTTTTCCATGACCACACCGACCTTGACCCAGCGTTTCTTTTCTTCACCGGCCTTGTTGGTGTAAGTGCCGCCGTTTGCTACTACTTCGTACTTGATACCCATATAACACTCCTATTTAGCAGCCAGGTAAAGACCGATGTTGGAAAACGCATAGCCAACAAAGGTAATCCCAAGAGGGCTGTTTCCCTTGAGATATTGTTCAACTCCAATGTATAGATAGACAAACCCTACAAACGCAATAAGCCAGCTACTCAAGATAGTCTCCAAACTTCTCCCAGAAGCAGGAATGGATCCGCTTGAAGGTCATCTCATCGAACTCCTCCGTGTGCTTATCAATCTGGCGCAGATCATTAGCAAAATCTTCCAGCTTCGCACAGATGATCGGGGCCATAAGCATCTGTACGGCCTCGTCCACACTATCCTTATTCGTATCTATCTTTAATTCCACTTTTTTCTCCTAGTAGTTTTATAGCCTCTTTTCTTACTTCTGCGTTCACGGCCCAACCCAAGCCTTCAGGATCAAGGAGTGATCTTAGGAACCGGACTACAGGCAGAGGTAGATCATCAGTAGTCCGATTATCAGAGCGAATCTCATCCACGCAGTCTAGCCTCCATGTCGTTTAGTTCTTCCAGGAAGTCATAGACCTTGCCCTCGAACTCGTCGAGTTCTTCTTCTGACGGCTGGAACTTGATGATCTTGATTTGTGTTTGATCGGGGAACAAAGGGTGGAAACTCACCCAATGGACGAACTTCTTTCCCGTACAAGATAACTGGCAGAGCAGTTGAGGAATGTAGTCCTTCGGGATTCTGTCGGACATAAGGTTCTCAATATGCCGTGGGCCTTGAGGACACTTGATCTCTACCAGCCCACCGTCCGATGTATAGCCGTCGGGAGACGCACCTAGACCCTTCATTAGGGGGTGTTCCACAAACGGAGCCTCCTCGACGGTTAGTCCAGTTACTTGGCTAAACTTGATCTTAGCCAGAGGCTCTTGCTCCGTCCCCCACCTCATTGCTGGTGTCTCAGGCGTTACCGTGGGAATACCAGTAAGACGCTCTGCCAATAGTTGAAGTTTAAGATTACGGCGGTAAGCCGACTCTCCGGTTTTAACAGTTGCCAGAGCATCTACGACCCTACTCGCTGTGAGTTTTCCGCATCGCTGGGCAAACCATGCGTCGCTACGCTGTTCCACCTTCTCCATATTTCGTTTCTCGCTTTCTTTAGTTCAGATTCAAACCTGTCAACACTTATACGCAACTTCTGAGCTACGGCGTGATGGCCTTGGTACGGGTACTGAATGTATTTGGCTTTGACAATTATACGCAGGTTCTGGGGAAGGGTGCAAATGATTTCTTCCATGCGCTCCCCGTCCCTGAAGTTAGGCTCTAAATGCGGTTCTGGCGGGTCGTAAACATCCCCCAACTCTGGGACGTATTCCCCTTCTGCGGAAGCCGCCTGGGTTTGAACTGGTGGGCCTAGAACGCCATACTGACACCAGAACACCCAGTTCATCAAGAGGTCTTGAACCAGACTTTCGCTAACTCTGGCCTGTTCTTCTCTACCCAAGGTTTAGCCTCCTCAATACACTTTTTAAAGTCATTGCCAAATGTCTGGCTTCCTGCGTGATGCACATAAGACCTAGACACATAGTGCTTGTAGCCTTTAAGCGACATATCTATACATTGCACATCGTCTGAATACCAGTTTAGCGGCGGGAAGTCTACCCATGCCTCCCTAGACACCCAGCCAAAAAACGGCGCAATGATATCCGTCTGGATGATCTTTTGTTCGCTCTCCCATCTCAGACCTATTAGCCGGTCTCCTTCCTGGCGAGTCCTGACGTTCTGTACGCCCCTTGCGTAGTCACTCCGTCCAGCCACCCAACCCACCTTTTCGGTATTCTGTTGTAAAAATGCAACATCTTCCATAAGCCGTTGCCAGGTCGATGGCATAAACACGATGTCGTCGTTACAGACCACCAAGTCCTCGTGTTCCTTAAATGCTTCGTTGCAGACCGCATTGAAGGCATCTCCAAAGTTCTTGGCCGTGTTCTCAGAATTGATAGTCCTGTGCCTCGGTAAAACGATCCCAGACCCAGATAAATAGACTGGGATGTACTCTGGGACGTAACAGGTGATGGAGGTCAGCAGGACGGGTAAGCATCCTGAGTTATTTGTACATATGACGATGGCTGTCAAAATAACCTCTGCGTCCAGGTTTTAGGGGTTAGGGGTGACACTATTTCAATCGGTAGGTGGTATTTGAAGGGGCGGGGGCCACGGTTCCTGATGTAGGTGATGATCTTCCCTAAAGACTCGTCCAGAGGTACGCTCTGCTCCCATTTAAACCAGTCTCTGATCTTGTCTGCGGAACAGTTGGCGTGTTTGACCTCTTGGGGGCGACCAGGCATATAAGTCGGGTTCAGGTCAAAGTCTAAGAGTCTGGCGATTCTCTGGG